GCAGATTTAGTCGCAGGATTATGGTCTAGCACTTCTGCAATAAATCAAATCACTATTAGCCTTCTTACCTAAAAAAACGCCCTGAATACGTGATCCCTTGCTGCTGTTGCATGACTGGCAACAAGCAACTGCGTTCTCGAAGTTCACTACTAGATCAGGTGCTTTACTTATTGGAATGATGTGATCAACAGTTGCTGCCGGTGCTGAGCAATAGAAGCATGACCATTGGTCGCGAGCCAACACCTTTAACCTGAATGCTTTATAGTCTCGCGTTAATCTAGGATCTCCACGCTTAGCCATTACAGATCACCATAACATGTATCACATATAAGCCAGTCAAGCATGCGCACCAACTCATCTAATATAACTTCCTCACCACATCTAGTGCAGTTACCTAATTCCATTACTGCCAACCCTTAGTCTTTAGATGATGTAGTGCAGCACAGTAGTCAGGTATCTCATAGTCAAGACCATAGCGCTTAGATACATAGTACCAATAGATATAGAACTGATAGTCATAAGGCTTGCCTTGCATAGACTTACTACGCATCTGGTAGTACCCATAGTGTGATCCATTAACTGCATCTATGTTAAATCTAGATTCTCTGTAGATGATCTCGTTATGGCAATGATATTGCTTATCTGTTAGTTGCTTATTGGCTAATGCTTTTATGTTTTGTTTTGGCACTAATTGAGCCTCTGATGTCTCAGCGCTCAGCAGACATAGAGATCCCACTAACACTCCAGCAACCCACCGCGCTACGCCCTTACGGGCGCGGTCTGAGCCCTTGAGGGGCTCTTGCCTAGAGTGTAGCGTGCGTGTCAAGCATGTGTATAACATGGGCGTGTCGTGAGCGTTAAATGAAGTATTGTGCATAGTTATCCACAGGTTGTGCATAAGTTATTTATCCGTAGAGTAGAAGCCAGTGCCTTTAAACTGTATGCCAAAGGATGAATATATCTTGCGCATAGGTTCATGACATAAAGGGCATTCGAGTTCTTGATCTGCATTTATTGGAAACTCCTTCTCATAGCGAGTATTACTTTCACAACGATCGGTGTTTGTACATTCCCATTCATACACAGGCATTACTGATCCTCACATGACCTACATTGGCCAGCAACAGTCCATTCACCGCAGCCGGTACATCTAATGATGTCTGCATCTTGCACAACATCTTTTCGCTTCTCATAACCTGCCTGTAGTAGTAACTCCACCAGATCGCTTAGACGCAGCATCGCAACATAATCCTCAGCGTGCTCACCTTGTCCATTAAGTCTAAAAGTGGCAAACCCCAATAAGCCACTCTCTTTGGTACGACTCTCGATCTGGCGGAGTGTCCCTACTACATCGAGTCCTGTGCGCGCTTTGACCTCGCAGTCGAACGGGACATTGAGAATGTCGCGCCCAGAACCTCGACCTACTGAAGCACCTTCCCACCAGCGCCTCAGATACTCTGCGACTACTCGCTCTGTGCGGAAGCCTCTGTGCTTTCTACTTTGAGACATTAACCGCGTGGCACTTCTTGCATGACCAAGTAAGGACAGTACCGGCAACCCAGAAGGCTAATTCCTCGCGTGGTACTGGCTCATTACATAAATGGCAGATGATCCGCACCTGTAGGCTGTTCAACAGTTCTTGATGCTTAGCCTTCTCAGCCAATTCGCTATCGGTTGGAAAGTTCTCCCATTCACCATCTTGATTCATAAACTGTAGGCCGCTCATTGACCATCACGCACCTTCCAAGTGCCATTAGGTTCAAGGTTGTACCAAAGTACATCCTTACATGCAAAGCAACTGAAGTTAGCCCAAGGCTTATTATTCTTAGCGCTTACGCCTGTTTTCCAACTCATTGGCTTATGGTCATGGCAGTTACGACACAACGGAATGTCCTTGTCGATCTTTACTGCACCTAGTACTTCTTGAACCAGCGCTACTGCATCCGCTGCCGAAGGCGCCGGGCTAACAGCCTTAACAGTCCAAGGATCATCCTCGACTGGAGTTGTAATCTTGTCTGCTAACTTCTCTGCGAATGGCTTAGGCTCTGCTGCTTTGACTTTAGACATCTCCTCGCGGCTAGGGCGTTTGCCTTTCGAAGCATAGCCCGCGTTAGCCAGAGCCCGACCGATCGCACTTGTTTCGCAATTTTCAAGCGCCGAAGTAGCATTAACTCCTCGCGTGCTGACGGTTTCCTCTGCATAGCCAGTTGTCCAAGCCTGTGCATCCACTTCAGTTCTATAAATAGAAGCCTTAATAATAAATCGCTGAAGCGTTGACTCAACCAAAGTAGTTTCAATTCGACCATCGGGATGTTCCTTCCAGAACTTAACTAAGCGTTCCTCTACTGTCTCGTAATCCTCTAGATTAAACATATAGATCGTTCTCCTCTGTGTGTAGTTGCCCGGCTATTGCCACATAAGCGGCCATGTCTACATAAGTGTCGGTCTTGCCAGTCTCCATGCTTCGCGCTACTTTGACGAGCGCCATGCAGATCGCAACTTGATAATCTGTAATTGGCATCTCCAGATAACTCGACCACAGGGCTGCAGTTCTTGCCATATTGTCTGACGGATGACCGTAGTCGAGACCTCGGTCTTGAATTGTTGCTCTGGCTTCGTTGAGGTAATCACGCGCATTCATGCTCTCACCTTATCGCGCTGCTCGTAGAACTTACGAACTGCTTTGCGGCCTTCAATGTAGCCTGTGTTAACGCCCATCGTGTAGAACCACACACAACTTAGAGTCCAAAGACTCATAATAATTCCTATTTCATAGATGTTCATTTGATGCCCTTCTAGTGCGCCCTTCGCACCTTCTTGGCATAAGTGTTACACGACTAGCCGACACGACCTAGCACATTTAGATAACGATTTGGTAACAGTTCGCCCTCATCCATAGCGTCATCTATCGTTCGGCGGATATCTGGGAAGTCATCTAGCCCGGCCATAGCGCCTGCCCCCGACAACGAATGTTCCATCTTTTTCAAGGTTGATTAAAGTAACTTGACTATCCTCAACGATGATAAAAGCCTGCTGCCAGTTCATAGTTCCCTTGGTATAGCCAGCCTTTCGGACATCCATAAGATGCCCACCTTCTACGCCACGCAGGATGCGCCCTATTTTGCCCCCTGAAGCCTCTGTGAAGGCCGATGACCCTGCTCTGTGTGTGTGTCCACAAACCACGCTTAAACCGTGCCTACGGGCTGCTCCAAGGGCTGTAAGGCCTGCGTTAGGGTTGATGCCCTGCTCGTCTCCATGAACTGCCACCCAGCCCTTAGCAAAGGCGTATGGCTTCTTATGGTAAGTAATGCCTAATTCATCTAAACGCATGAAGCGCTCAAACTTCAACTCTGGCAACGCTAAGAATGCTGGAATCTTTTTCATGATCACATTGTAGAGACGATCTGTGTGATTAGATCGGATCATGTGAGCCTCTTTAGAATGCTCGACTAAAGACCAAAGAACTTCTACTGCCTGATCTCTGTCCTCGGCTAGTGTCTGCTCGTACCAGCCCGGCGTTCCGTCTGACCATCGGCTGATCTGTGGGAGGTCGATTTCATCTCCCAATGTAACCACGCTATCTGGGCGGTATGCCTTAATAAAAGATGCAACATTGCGGACAGCAACTTCGTCATGATATGGCACTTGCAGGTCTGGCACTATAACTGTGCGTTTCAAGTTTAATCCTCATCGTCATCGTCATAAGGGATGGAGTCGGGAAGTTGTGGCAGCCAGTTAGGTGTGGGCAGGATGGTTGCCGGGTAAGTTAAAGGTTCAAGCAAGATAGCCAAAGCCATCTCTGTTGAGAACCCTGCTCGTCTTAGCGATTTGTAATACTCGTTAAGCCCGATGCAGTACTGATCGAGCATAGAGTAAGCCTCTAAGTCGATAGCCTTCTTGCGTGCCATGAGATAAGTGTTACTTACCTAACAGTTCAATGATAGTATCGACACGCGCTTCCAGTCGATTAACTTGATCTTTGATAGATGATCCACTATTGGGTTTTAATTCATTGAGGTAGTGCTTGACTAAGAACTGCAGCATCGCAGTAACACCACCCAGAACCGTTACGATCGCTACTGCAATAGCAGCGTAATCCTGAGGACTCACCGTTTAGGTGTCGCATATCCGAATACCCCAGCAAGAACAGCCCAGAGAATTGAGCGGTAATCTGCTGCGAAGTTAGATGCAGCCCAAGCAGACAGGAATGCGCCTGCTGTTAGGACTAAAGGGTTTTTCATATTCATGCTGTGCCTCCTAATAGCGGAACTTGAAAGAACGAATTGTCTTGATCGCCTTTGCGAGAAAAAGAACAGTGGAGATGAGTGCGGTGCTGGTTAATCCCCTTATATTTTCTCCAACGCCAGAGACTTCTAGCGCTGGCGATCTTGCCGTCAAAGATGAGATATGAGATGCGGCGATCAGTCTTTGCCAAGACACGAAGTTGATCTGCCACATAGGGCATGATGTCCGGCTTGGGTTTGCCGGATAGATCGCGGTCAATGTCAATGGCACGAACCCAGCCCTGCTCATCTGGATTATGGTCAGACTTACGAGTTGAGTGCTTACTATCACCGATCCAGCCGTCTGAGGTACGCAGACGATCGCCGTAGGCATCATCGAACTGCTCTCTTAGTTGGATACCGGCTTTGCATAACTTTGGCTTCATGCCAGTAGTAGAGCCAGTTCATCTTGGGTAAGTCCCAAGCGCTCTGCAATAGCAGCCTTAGCCTCAGCCTTCTCGGCTGCTGCTTGTTCCTCATCTGCCTTCGCTTTAGCGTAAGCAATAGCATCTGCTTCGCGTTGCTTGATTTCCTCGGCTGTAAGTTCTACCTCAGAGACTTCGCCTGTCTCGCAGTTAACGATGATCTTTGTGTCTGCCATTTTGTCTCCTTATGAGTTCTTGATGCCGTAGAGTGAAGCGGTTGTATATTGAACAAAAGTATTGCCACCAGTTGCAAGGCTAATAGTGATTTGATTTATTGCAGAAGTGCTAGACCATAATCCTGCGACTAAATCTGCGTAGGCGGTTGTCTGATTTGCTTCTGATACGGAGTCGATACTGTAGGACTTATTATTAGAGCCAGCGTAGTTAGGTATATAAATACTTGAAGATGAAAAGGTGCTGGCAGTAGCAGTTAATGGAAATGCGACATAGCGAGTACCTGAGCCGCTTGATGCTGATGCACCGCTACCCTCTAAAAATTTTGCAGTAAAACTGGAAGTAGAACCATTAAAAGAAAGATAAACGCTGTCCTGAGTTGTTGGTCGAAGGCTTAAAACCAAGTTTAGGTCTGTGTAAGTGCTTGGGATCGAAGTAAAGTCTATCGTTGCCGCCCCACCTGCCCCAACGGTTACGGTGCTGCCAATTTGGATATAAGTTGCCATTATGCTCCCTTAATTCCGTAAAGGGTAAAGGTTGAAGCGGAAGTAAAATTAACTGCACCGTTAGTTAAAGTGATGCTGTTAATTGCAGCGGTGTTACGCCATAGAGATACACGCGCTGCTACTCCTGGGTTAGCGCTCCAGTAACCTGCTTGACGGCTAAGGATAGTTTTGTTTGTTGTCGTGTTTGAATAGTTCATAAAGTGCAGAGTTTGAATAGACGGAGCAGTTGTATCGTCTCCGATATTTGAGTCCAAGCCAATAGTGTTCACATTGTCTGAACGACCAGAGATAGCGCTGCTGCCAGTACCTTCAAGCCGAGTAGATGAGTAAGCGCCGCCTGTATTAACCCCATTTACATAAAGGTTTAAGTTAGCGCTTACTGATGCAACTGTAAAAGAAGCAACGAGAATAAGGTCTGTGTAAATGCTAGGTATAGACGAAAAGGTAATTGTGGCACTTGAGCCTGTGCCGTTTTGTGTCGCTATCGGTTCATAAGTTTTAGCCATTATTTGACCCCATAAAGCGCGAAGGATGAATACTGCATAAAATTAGTGGCGTTAGTCGGTGTTAGCGTAATCGTGCTAATTGCTGAAGTGCTGCGCCAATTACCAGAGTTAAACCAGATTTCGCCTGAACCGTTAAAGTCCACGCCGCCCAGAGATCGGCTTGTCTTATATTTGTTGGTATCGGCATAGTCCAAGATATCTATGACCATCGCACCAAAGATGTTTGTGGCGCTGGTATTGCCTGAGACTCGGAATAACTCCATGAAAGATGCGCTAGTTCCAGCATTAGCACTCGCGCTAGAACCGTCTCCAGTTAGCCCATGCCATGAATAATTAGCGGCGGTATCGGAGTTAAACTGCATTTTTACGCTATCGCGGTTTAAGGCTCGGTCATCTTTACCAATTAAGCGGATTTGAAGATGCTTATAGGTGCTAGGAATTGAAGTCCAAGAAATTGAACTTTGATTACCTGTAAGCGTGTAAGTCTGAATAGACTCATAATCACCCACCGCGGGCGCTGCGCCACTATCTAACAGCGCCGTAAGGTTGTTAAGCATTAGGCAATAGCCCCCACGACATACCAGTTATTTGCTGAAGTCTGGATTAGTGCGCATGACTTATACTGGTTTAAAACTGGGCTTGCTGCTGTTGCTCCAGCCGATAGAACGGTTACGCCAACTGCGCCTGAGATCGTTACTGCTCCAGCGCCTTTATTAAGGACTGTAATTACTGTGCCAACTGGAAAGGCTACGCTGGCATTAGTAGGGATAGTCATAGTCGAAGCGCCAGCGTTAGATCGGGTTACTAGCACCTGATACTGGTCGGTAAGGACAGGGGTGTAAGTAGTGCCTGTCTGGTCGTTTAGGGTGAACCCTACAAGACCGTTGTACATAGCCGCGCTTAGGACATCGCCTGTGCTTGCTGGGAAACCTGTTGCCATTTTTTCTCCTAATACGCCATTATGCTAGTGCCGATTATACCTGATACATCGCTTCCGATGATGAAGCCCTCGACTATAGGTTCGAGAGTTGTTACAGTTACGCTCATGGCATTTGGCGTTATATTCCATGAGAAGCCTTGTGCTTGTAGTGTCTTGACGATCGTTGAGCCATCTGGCTGAATGTTAGTAATCTCTAAGGGTTGGAAGTAATCGAAGTCCAGCATGGTCGCAGTTGGTACATCTGGATCAAGTAAATCGACCGTCATCGCATCTATGCGGATCGTGGTCTCTTTACGAGTTGCCACATATATCTTGGCGATATTAAGTGTGTCTGCATCTGTCTGCGCTACGAGGTTGGACTCGTTGAGTTGGTGTGGGAAGTACTTGGCGATCGAGGCTGAGTCCTCTGATACCTGCTGAGTGCCACCCACGCGAGTCATGCCAGCGCTGTTGATAATTAACTTATCATCGAAGGCAAAGGTGAGGTTGCTGTAAGGAATGCCAGTAGTCTGATTAAACTCGATCGGAGTATCGCCATACTTCTTGATTACATTGGTACGGTTTAGGAATACTGCTGTGCCTTCATCGTTAATAAAGAACGCGCCCTGCTCTGAGAACTCTGCGTTCTTTAGGGCATCGAGGGCTGTGCGAGAAGTGCCGGGATCTGCTATGCAAGTTGTGTTGCCTGTGTCGATGGTGCGCATGGATGCTGGCCATTGGACTTGATCGAGGATCTTGTTTATTCGTGTGCCTGTGTCCTGCCCGGCGGTTGCGCTTGCGACTGTGGTGATACCAGCCTGCTGCATAAGTCTAAAAGCATCTGAACAGATAATATCGACATAACCTATTTCCTGCCCCTGTGGGTAGGTGTACTTATAGTCTGTCGTATAGCCAGAGAATAGGAAGTAACCAACTCCTCCGACTGTTGCTGAGATACGCAACTTGCGAAGCGGAGTCAAGAAGCCGAAGTAAGGCGAGTTCACATTCTGTGGGTTAAACGATCCGTCTGGATCTATAACTCTGACTGTTGCTGAGCCAGCCTCAAAGGTATCGCGCATGATGTTGCGACCGCGCCTAATAGTTATCTGGCGAACATTGGGAGTTAGATCAACTGTAGGTTCTGGAGTGGTGGTCGAGGCTAGTGTGCCTACGCCTAACTTGCCATACTCGGCATCGCCAATAGTAAAGGGATACCCGAAGGTAGCGCCAGAAGTAAAGTCGAAGGAAACCGCTATCTGTGCAGGTAAGGTCATGGGCCGAATGACCCACCTTGACGGAAGATGGCGGAGAACTTGGCAGATAACGAAGCATCGAGCAGAGTATCTCGTAGAACATCTTGCAACTGTTCTTGGGCAATAATTGAACCAGCATTTACATTTACCACGAAGTCAACGCCTGCTGCGCTTGTCTGTACAGAAGCATTAGGTAGTGAGTATTGTGCGCCATTAGCGCCGAACTCGCCGGGAACGCTTAGGTAAGGAGTTCCACCTCCGCCTGAACCACCCATTCCAATTCGGCGAACCTGCGCTTCGATCATGTCAAGATAGGATTTCCATGCTGTGAATGGATTACTAGCGCTTGGAATATCGGCAAGATAAGCCGCTAACTTTTCAGATAGACCCTGAGCCTTAGCAAGTTCTCCGGCAAGTTTAGATGCCTCTGATGAATTGCCAGTAAGAATAGCCAACTGAAGTTCTAGACGCTTGCGTTCCTCGGCTGATACTTCGCCTTTAAGTGCAGCGATGATCGAAGTCTGCTGAATGTCGAATAGAGTGCCAGCCTTTTGCAACGCTGTCTGCTCTTTAATTGCTTTAGTCTGCTCTTTAGTGTTCTTAGTCTGTTGAGCGCTTGCCTTAGCCATAGCCTTAGCAGCAGCCGCCTTCTTTAATTCTGTGGCGATCGAAGGAATGATGCCAGAACGATCTGCTGGCTTGCGTTGCAAGATTAAGTCTGTTGCTGAGCCGGGCTTACCTTGTGCAAATAAAGCAAGAGCGCCGGTGCTTTGCCCCATGGCTTTAAGTAGCATCGCTACGCCTGTGGCTGCTGCATCTATAACCTTAGTTAAATTATCGAAGCCAGAAGCGCCACCGCCGCCTGTAGCGGCTAAACCTTCAAAGATACCTTCGCCAATAGTTTCTTTAGCATTGTTAATCGCTACAGTTAACTTATTCATTTTACCGATATAAGTATCTGCAGCCATAGAAGCCTGACCTTCAAACAGAACTGCTAAGCGTGTTTGTATTTCCTCGAATGACGCTGTTGTAAGTTCTGCCTTAGATAGACCAACGCCCAAGCGACCGAGCGCCTGAGTCTGTCCTAGGTAAGCCTTTTGCAAACTTTGAGAGACTTGCGTAAGTGTCTTACCTGTGCCAGCCGACACATCAAGTGCGAGTTTGAGTAACTTCTGAGACTTGGTTATATCGCCAGTTGCGCGAAGCAGGCGATCCATTGCCGGGCGAAGTTCGTCATCGAGTACGCCAGTCTGTTTTTCTAGGCTAGAGATATAGCCATTAACTATCTGAGCATTATTGCCAAAGCCTAGACCTAAGTTGTTGAGAGTCTGGCTTAATACCTTGGCGGCTTTATCGTCCTCAGCGAAGGCGCGAGCGGCTTGACCTGCGCCACGCGCTAACTTTTGGATGCCGTATAAACCTAAGTAAGACTTAGCAAGCCCATTGACTTGTTTGGTAAGGCGAGCAGTTGCGGTGTCGGCTTGTTTAAAGGCTTTAGCGCCTACGAACTCTGAAGCAATATCTATTCTTAACGCTTCATTAGCCATTGCTGTGCGCCTTTACTCTTATGTCAAACTCTGCTTTAGACTTAAAAATTGCTTTTAATACAGCGCCTTGGGTACGACCTTGATCTTCTTTCCAAGTACGAAACATTGCACGACCGCGTAATTTTTGAGTAGTGCCTACTAAGTCGCCGCCGAGGTTAGGCGTGAACTTTCCAGTTATACCTGATTTGCGCCCTGCTGTTTCATAAATAGCACCGGCAGGGTTTTTGTTAATAATAGATACTAAAGCCCTAAAGCCAGAACGGTTAGCCTTGCTTGGGCTAGTCTTATATCCTATGCCTCGTTTAGCAAGAGTAGAACTGAAGGCTACTCTTTCCCATTTACCTTTTTGAGTACCTAACAGCCAGCCAGATGGAACATCATCATCGCTAGGAATGTAGCCGCGGGCCTTCTTTACAACAGGTTGCAAGAACTTGCCCATTTCCTTTTGTGTCTCTTTTGCTAAATCAGGTGCAAACTTCTTTAGCGCTTTGCGAAGTTCAATGCCGCCTTTTATGCTTGTTGGCATCGCCCATCTCCTTCGCTCTGTCCTTCAGGGCTTGAAGTAAAGTCCTGAACATCGTGTGATCTAGTTCAATTAAAGTCTGTGGCGAGAGTCCAGTCTCAAGCGATAGTCTCGCTACGAGATAGGTGAAGGACTCCCGCGTTACTCCAAAGGGTCATCGTCTAGAACCTCGACTCGCGTCAATGTATCTAGAAAAGACTCTCCGAAGGGTTTAACGCTTTCACCCGAGCGGCGAATTGCTTCCCAGCAGAGCCAATAGACATCGGTCTGCTTTTCGTCATCCCTAAAGGCTTTATGGAAGCCCTTCTTAGCATATTGCTCGAAGGCGTACTCGATCGCTGGTGTGATCTGGTACTCGTTAACGCTTCCGTCTGCCCTTGTTACCTTTAGTTTTGCCATGTTTGCCCCTTAGTTAGTTACTTACGCTGTCGCTACTGCGATCGCGCCGTTTACTGTCCATGTTACTGACTGTGTGCCGAGATCCGCTACTGAACCGTTTACATCTGTTGTGTTGTTGATTAGGCAAGACATAGTGTAAGAAGGGTTAGTTGCTGAGACTGCGGCTGAAGTCTGCTTAATTACTACGGTTACTGATGTACCCCAAGCGGCTTGGAGAGTCTGTAGGACTTCGCCGGTTGCTGTGTCGTTGAGGAAGTCGATAGTTACTGATGATGCTTCTAAGCCCTTAACGAACTTATGGCCGCTATCACCCATCGCTGTTACTTCGAGTTCATCGAAAGTGCGGTTAATTGTTACTGCTGTTACATGGTCTGAAAGATCAACTGAGTTGACCGTAACAGACACACCATTGTTTAGAAATACTGCCACGGCTTATTCCTCGTCTTTCTTGGTTGTCTTTGGTTGTGGTGCTGCTGGAGCGTTCTGACCGATCTTGATCAGGAACGCTGCGTTTTCCTTTTCCCATTCATTCATGGTCTAACTCCAACTCGTTAGGACTGAGACTTGCAGAGAGCAAGTCAGTAGATCGCCCGATGCAGCATTGAGAACGCTAGGTGCGCTCACATCTCCCACATTATAGACGATCGAGGATGCCGCTAGTTTGTTAAATAACGCGACTAGCATATCCTCAATTCCATTTAGGTTGCCCTCGTTATCGAGCAAAGGTACAAAGATATTTATATTAAAATTAGCAAGTGGCGCGATAGTGTTATAACTATTATTAGATGGAGTTACATAAGGATCAGATGGACTGATTACTACGCTGTTGACGATAGGCGTTGCTGGTGGGAATGAGAACACCGACCAGAGTGAGTTATCTACGAGCGCTGCTGCAATAGTGGCGCGAAGTGTTGAGATCGCTGCGGTCATGGTTAGCCAACCATCGAGCCGGGCGCTAAGTAAGGTGCAATTAACCCACGAACTCTGGCCACTAGGGTGTTAGACATGGTGAACGGACTTGGACTATATCCATCGACGGTCATGCCTTGGCCGCTTGGCGCTTGGCGCGCTTGCCAGATAGCAATAGCGATCATGAGGCTGGCTTCTTGGATCGCTGGAATAGTTGCATAGTCCACATAAGTGTCCGCAGCCGCTGAGCCATAAGGGTTAATTGGGTGGTAAGGCGTTGGCGTGTTGTTATTGCCTGTGATCGCGTAAGTAACTGAATACTCACCCACACCAGTTAAAGTCTTGTTTCCGTTGTGCTTTGAACCGCATCCTGTGATGTTAAGAACTTGTCCAACATAGAACACATCATCAACACGATCTTGAAAGTAAGAAGTGCCAGTATTGGCAGTATTGCTATGCCCGATGACTGGAGTCGAGTTAGTCCATAGAAAAGGGATCAACACATTATCAGCAGCATCGCAGACGGACTGTAGGGTCGCGTCAGCGTAGAGAGTACCAACGCCAAGGGCGGTGCGTAACTCTGCAACTGTTGTGTAAGACATTTGATCCTCTTTCTAAAGACTGGTGGGGTAAAAGGGCATTACCCCACCAGCGACTTAGTTAACTGCTATTAGGCAGTCATGTTGAAGCGGCGAACGCCCTTGCCAGACTTGCCCACATAAATTGCTAGGTAGCCGTAAAGTGCGATTTCGAGTTCGCCTGTGGTCAAGATGTTAAGGCGAAGTTGTGTCTGTGGAGACTCCCAGCAGTACACAGAACCCGGTGCAACGAGGAATGCTGACTCGTCAACTAGTCCTGATGTTGTGATGTTGTGATCAACGATTAGATCAGTTCCGAGAATGTTGCCGCGTGTTGATGAAGCAACTCCTGCTGCGCCTGATGCGTTCATTGTTGGGCCTTGCGCTGAGTAAAGTGCGCGGCCTGTTGTGTCTGCATATCCTGAGATAGCAGCCCATTGGTCAGTTGATGCAACCAACTTGTTAGCGAAGTCTCCGCCAGTTCCCTTGTATGCGGCTGCGCCTTCTACAGAGATGAATGACTGAAGTCCTGCTGCTG